CAATCTCGTAGCTGTTGGCGATCTCGATGTTGAGGGGATCCGTTCTGCATTCGGCCTTGCAACTCTGAGTGCTGTCCCTGGAATGACAGTTAGCGGTACTGAGGCTGGTATCGCAATTGCAAACCTGTCTGCGGCCGCTAGCATCACCACATCTGCTAGTGGCGTGCGATTCGGCAATGTGGACCTGAATGCAGTTGCGGATCTGATTCTCGATGACATTGACGCTGAGCGGTACGGAGCGGCGGCGCTCACGGCCATCGGTGCCCTACAGATCGTCGCCTCCGCCGACAGAATGGCCACCCTGGCACTGACCACCGCAGCGAGCCTCTCTCCCGGTGAGGGCCTTGTGGGAGGGCAGGGGGAGGTAGAGCTGTCCGTCATCCCACATCTGAGTGTCTCTGTGGACCGGGAAGCACTCTCCGATGTATTGATGCTGGCAGCAGCCGAGTTGGAAGTTGGCGCATTCGCTGGGCGTTTCGCGACGACACTCCTCGACACTGTAGCCACCCTGGATTCTGAGGTCATCGGCGCGAATACTGCTAGCGTCTTGATGAACGCTGTAGCGTCTCTGAACTCTCAGGCCATTGAAAGTCTGTTCGCTAGTGCCATCCTGAACTGTGTTGCCAGTATTTCAGCGGGTACGTACAAAGAAGCAATTGTCCCCGCTGTGGACCTGTCGACGTCTGGTGAGCTGGCCTCTGGATTGGGCGGTGCGGCGAGTGGTGGTGCTGTCCTGACTGCCCTGGCCACCTTGCTCACCGAGGGCACAGCGACCGATCTGGGGGCCGTTGGCCTGGTCGCCACGGGTGACCTGGACGTCACGAGCCTCAAACTAGCTGGCGCGTCGGCTGTGTTCTCGTCTGACGCGTCGTTTGACACTTCTGGATTGGCTACTCGGGTTGCGAGTGCCATTCTGAACACGAGTGGTGTTCTCAATAGCGACGGGACCATGACAGCCCAGGCTGCTATCGTCCTGAATTCCTTCGTGCAATTCCTCACTAGTGCCGAGAGTGGCGACACTGGCGTTGTCAATATGGATGCCATCGTTAACTTTGTTACCGATGGACTCGCTGAAATGAAAGCAGCGACCAACCTCTCTGTGGATTCACTTCTCGTTGTCGAGAGTGACCTAGAGAAATTGGCCGCTGTCAATCTTGTCGCGGAAGCGTTGCTTTCCGGAGATGGCTCCCGGGCTACTGTTGCTCCGTTGACATTGCTGGTCGCGCAGGCCGAGCTGATTGCAGAGCTGTCTTACGCCTTGCTTCTGTTGCCACTCGCAGTTCGTGGTCCCGTTCTACAAGAGCTGTTCCAAGTTACAGTCAGTAATGGTGGATATACATCTAGACTAACGAATGGCAGTGGGTACAACGTCAAGCGTTCTTGACGTTACTTGTAGCCGAGCTTGGCCCACGTCTTAGGGCCGACGATTCCGTCAACGACAAGCTCTGCATTTCTCTGGAAATAGCGAACTCGCTCGTCAGTCTTGTCTCCGAAATCCCCATCCACGACAAGTTTGGTGAGCTTCGGGTAGAAAGCGTTCAACGTCCTTTGCAACGACATGACGTCGTCTCCGCTATCTCCCTTCTTGATGGTACGTCGGCCACTGACTGGTGGATTGACAACAGGTGCCGACGATCCTTGAAGACGTTGGGCGACTCGATTCACGACCGTCGCAGGTGTATTGATTTCGAAATGCATTTCGTCTTTGCGTCCGGAATAGTCTCCACCCCAACGGATGGCACCTTCATAGACTCTAAGCTGTGCCCGGATCTTGTTACGGTTCGTGGGAGAGAAAGTGTTCACCGCTCCCAATGGGTGCTTCAGAGCGTTAATATCGATGGCAGTTCCCGATGCATGGTTGCTCAGATCAGTACCACCACGGATAGGACGCTCAGCGTAGCCCCAATCATCGAGCTGGCCCGCTTCGATATCTTCGATGTTCTTGTCGAACCACGCTGCGAAGTGCGTGAGAAGATACCCCGCATTGCCCTTCTCCAACCGGATGGTCCGTTGGGTACCAGGGATAGTCCAGACCTTCGTCAGGTTGACATTGTTAGCTGGCCAACCATTCTGGGAATTGGGCATCTTACGACCTCCTAAAAGACAGATAGCCCCAACCTCAATAGAGGTCAGGGCTATCGTATCTTAAGGCAGGAGGCGATCCTCGCTCCCAGGGTCGATATATGTCGTGCGCGTTGGGACATCGACTGGGTTCTCGGGATCGGCGTAGCGAATAGCTTGCAGGTTCTCGACGAATCCGAAAATCTTTTCTGGTGTCACAGCGGAATCGGCAAAGAAACAAGCCATGCTGACTGTGTCTGAATATTTCACTCTATCTTGTCGGTAGCTACCAGGCTGGATGTATTCCCAGTTGGGAGCACCCTGGATCAGAATGGCAGTGACCCACTCGTTGGGTAGGTCAAAGATCACTCCGTCGTCGTCTTCACTATCAATCACGTAATGTCCTCTGGAACGTAGTCGGGAATTGTGATCTTCTCTTCGATCAATGGCGTGGTACGCTTCTCGTAAGCACTCAGAGCTTCGTCACTGGACTTGAAGATACCGAACTGCATACCAGTGAAGACGATGTGCGCTTCGAGATTGTTCATCACATACTCACGGACCATGCGACCCTTGATGGTATCGCACACGTGATTGCCTGCTTCAGCAAACGCCGAGAAGGCATCACCCATGAATGCGTGGCGACCGTCAGCATCTTCACAGTTGCACGAGGAGGCCATGAGGACAGCTTGTGCCACTCGGAGCATGTTAGCCTGAATATCATAGCTAGTTGGAAGTTCCTTGATTGCAATCAAGATGTCCATCATAGCTTGTACGTCATCAAACTCAGGATGCTTCGGGGCGATCTCGTCAGTGATTTGCTTCATGACAATGTCACAAGCATCACGGACGATAACAAGCAATTCCTCCTCTTCGTAGAGGGGCATGGTGCTACCTCCATTTATCTGTGATGGGTCGGCGAATGTGAAGGTCGACTACTAGGTAACGAATAAGGTGTCGCAGAGCATCGTTGCGGTGACGGTTAGGATGCTGCGGTTTAACAAGTATACCACATAGATCAAGCTTTTCGTTCGACATGAAGTGTTTCCCACTGCTAGCTGACTGCTGGTGAAAACCGAATCCAAGCTGTTGACAAACTAGCTTGATGACGCCGATGTATTCTCGTGAGATCAGCTCGACCTTGGTCCTGGCTTTGTCAGGATCGATGTTCTGGCGGAATTCGAAACTCTCAGTGACGACCTTCAGTGGAATTGGACCACCGACTCGGACTGACAGGAAGTTGTACAGTGCCGAGTGGTGCTCGTCAGGTCCTAGCTCGTCGGTCTTGATGTTGAAATCGTCGAGAGTGGGGTCTTCCATTCCACCAGGATAGAATGCTGTGGCGATCCCTGTGGTACCACCAGGATCGAAACTGGCGATGTTGAACGCTGGGATGACTCTCATGCTGCTTCATCCAAGCTAGACATGTCGGCCCAGTTGATGCCGACCTCACCATCAGTGTCAAAATTCACGTACCCGTCCGTGAGTTCCTTGCCGACCTGAGCCATGTGGTATTGCATACGGGCCTGAACATCTCGTGCATCGTCTCGATGGGCCTCGACAAGGATAGCGTCGTGAATGAGATTTCGAATCGTAATCCCTTCCTCACTGACGCGGCAGGCAGCTTCGAGACACATATCTGAAGCTGTGGACTGCGGGAGATAAGCCATCGCTTCGTTCTCAACTTCAGTTCTATTCTGGTCGGTGATGAGGTAAAAACGACGATGACGCCCAAAGGGATTGATAAGGTCTTCCCCTGCGTGTACCTTGCGTTTAATTTCACGTTGGAACTCCATGACGTTGGGGATACCAGAAGTGAACAGGTTCATGAACTCTTGGGCCTGTTCGACAGTTGAATTGAAATTTGGGTCACTCGCGATTCCATATGCAGTACGGCCATAGGAAACTCCGTATGCAAACGTTTTGATAAGCGTTCGAGCTTCCTTCTTCGCCACTGCGGACATGCTATCAAAGCCAGGTACCATCTGTTGACAGAGCTGGATGAAGATGTCCACTGTGGGATCGTTGAAGATATCTCGGAGCGAATCTTCTCCGGCAAGCCAGGCGAGAACTCTAAGCTCGGCCTGAGAATAGTCACACTGAATGAGTACATTATCGGGATGAGTAACGATGAATTGTCGTTTGAGTTCTTTTTCTCGGGGGATATTTTGAGCGTTCGGCTTACGACTACTGAGCCGTCCGGTCGTTGTCGTGTGGAGGAGAAAACTTGGATGGATCGTCCCATTGTCTGTAACCCTCTTCTGCAATCCCGTGATGTAAGTGCTCAGCAGTTTGGTATAGCCACGTGACTCTAGGATTCTGTCCACCATCACCCGTGGGAGAAAGCCCTCAGAGAGTTGGTTTTGCATATGGACTAGCGTGGCCTCGCGCGTATCGGGAAGGTAGATACTGAATTCCGAGAAGTACTTCTTAACCTGTACGTGACTTCGTGGGTTGAAAGGGATAGTTGCCTCAACGAGGTCCTGTTCTCCCTGAATCCGTTCTCCAATGACACGAGAATATTCCATGTCGAAACCGAGACCGTTAGTCTCCATGCGAATGAGCGGCCTGCTAGCTCGAACGAGATGTTTGTTGATCGAGGTGAGGCCAAGCTCTTGAATTCGCTCTGAAAAATATCCGTAGAGCAATCGCGTCGCGTGAACGTCAAACGCATTGTACTTGTAGAGAATCGGCCGTGGGATGGTCGAGAAATCCTTATTTTTAATGTGTGGTTTGATTTCAGCTTCATAGTCAGGTGTCCCTAGGAACTCGGTAGCCAAGTATTTGAGACGGTGGATCCCACCACGCTCATCCATGGAGTAGTGCGCGAGCAGAGTGTCAAAGACAAGTTCGAATTCGCATTGGAGTGCAGCTTCTAGGACGCCGAGGTCATACTTACCATTGTGGGCGATGATCCCACACTCTTTGAGCATGCTGGTAAGCTGAGCTTTCATATCGGCGTCGTCTAGGACCTGGTCAGTGAAGACGAATACCGTGTCTCCGTGCGTGGGATCCAACGTCCCGACGCCGATGCACAGCAGGTTTTCCAGGTGCGTGTTGCCGAACGAGTCTTCGCCATCTTTGTCGCGACCAGACTCAGTGTCGACCACGACACCAGTGCCACGGTTCAGTGCCTTGATCTCGTTGATAGTCTCGAAGACGTCACTGCGACACTCACCATCAAGGATGACAATCTTGGGCTCATACCACTTGGTCGGTGGCTGATGTGAGAGAGCCTTCCCTATGTCCTGTACCATTGACGGAAAGTTGCCTTGGTTTCTAAGGCACGCTGCCGGGTGAAAAGTAGGGACGACTCTTGCTGGGATGACTGGGGTTGGCTTTGGAGGTCCGACCCTAAGCTTATTGACACCTTGTTTGGCGACGTCCTTTGGGAAGACTCCCTTGATCGCTGAGTTTCCCATTGCGACCGCAACTTCAATACCTGCTGTTTCAAGTTCGTGTACAAGGCGGGGTCGACAAGCTTCAATAGCAGCCAGAGGAAGCTCATCCATAGTTGAAGGATAACGGCAGCTAGCAGCATTTGTGAGTAGGGTATCGTCC